AAGAGTAGTAGATTGTCCAATGCGCTTATCAAAGAAACGACAACCAGGGTTAAGAATAGCACCATACAGACTGTTGAGGTTAATCTTTTTAACCAACTGTCGCTTGTCCCAATATTCCTCTTGTTCATGATCACCTGCTTCCTTTACTTTTGCTAATGTGGCCTGCATCTCTTGCCGTTCCGCATACCAACGTGCAAGTAACCCAGGAATGATACCTTGTTTCTCATATGTGAAAATAGTGCCATTGGCACTCATGATCCAAGGTTTGTTGCTGTTGAATATAACGGGCCAAATCTCTGCTGCCGACATTACGGATGTCTCTCCACTCTGCCAATCAATGGTGATTTCAAAGCCTTTATTTTGTTCCATGACCGCAGTATATTCGAGCGTGGCAAACAAGCCTTCCCATGCAAGTGCAAAGCTCAAGCCGCTGGCCATTCGTTCTGCAATATAAGCATCAGTTGCTGTGAGGCGTAATTGACCCACAATCGTTTCTGGCCCCATGTTCAAGGCACGAATCGCACTTGGATATAAACTGTTGATGTCAATCGATCCAATATCCCGATGCAGACCCTTTTTAGGATACGCAACATACGCACCGGCTGCTTGTGTGTTTTCAGTGTCGCCAAATGCTCGACGATTTGGAACCACCATACCACGAGCGTGTGCTTCATTGATGATAGCCTGCTCAGTTACAGCAACCGCACCCATAACTGTCGGTAGCAATACTGTGTTTTCATGTGCAATTGTGTTGGCCAGATCTAAGAACTTTAGTTTCTTATCAATCTTGTTTAACAAGATAACGTCTTGTCTGTTATACTCAATAAAAGTTTTAAAGTTTTGGTTATACAGTTGATCCAGTGTACCTTCGTATACTGTCTTACTTCCTAGTTCTTCGTACTCGCCGATTGCATCCAAGCTATAGCTGTGTCGTTCTTCGTATGTGTACTTGCGGTACAGTTGCATATAGTCCAGATGTACACGACCGGATATGTCAAATGTCAGACTTTCTTTGCCGTAGCGTTCGAATGTACGCGGCTTAGGTAGTTGCCCCCACAGACAAAACCGGCGGGTATCGTCTTTGCTTAGTATGCGTGTAACACGGTTAACGGTATACGGAATATCATATCCTTCGCTGTTCCAACCTGACAGCACATCCGCATCATCGATCAAGTTCAAGAAAGTATCCAGTAGATCAGCTTCCCGATCAAACATAAATGTGTTGTCAAACTCGGCTGCAATTTCTTTAGCAGTTTCCATGCTCATTGACTTAGGTGGGATAGCCAGGGTGATTAATTGGTCTAGCCAGTCTAAGTAGATAGTAATTGCAGTAATGGGATTAAACGCTTCTTCCGTGCTGGAGAAACCACGCTCTTTATCAAAGTCAGTTTCAATGTCAAAGAACGCTGTGTGTAGTTTAGGGCCTTCTGCACCTAAAAAGTTTTCTGCAAGACAACGGAATACTGGATTGATATCTGCTTCAAAGGTAGTTTTTCCCGAATACATTCTGAGTTCTTTACGGAACTCCTTGTTATTGCGGCAGCTGAAACGCCCTACCGGGTCGTTAAATATACTACGGAATTTGCCTTTGGGATCTTCGTAATAGAAGATATAGTTTGCTGGATACTCTTGATACTTACGAACGCCATTAATGCGTTCTACTACGTGTATTCGATCTCGGTCACGATCGAACAATGCGTCTATATAACTCAAATTGCTTCTCCTAGTGACTTATGGCTCACCTCGCCGTGTACTTGCCCGTAGAGTGGGCGATTCTCTTTACTATGTATTAATTATCATTCTTGCAAGGCCAATGCAATCAATTATGATCAAACACATGTAATTGGCCAACAGTCCAAAACTACCTCTTGTCCAGCAAGTCCAAGCCGCGGCACAACATCCACTAATGAATATTGTATACAGCGGGATCACCGGAATAGTAGGTACCGTGGCAGCAAAAATGATAGCACTGACCAAGCTGCAGGCCCAGGAAAATACTTCTGCGTAAAATCTCAAAGGCCATTCTGCATGGTCCCGTTTGATGTATTCCCAGGAACCTGCAAGAATTTTGATCACAGCGTTTTGCCAACTGTGGTCAAAATAGTTTCCAACAGTTCGTGATCACTTTGCTCTTTACCAAATTCTGCTTTATGAGCAAGCCGAATGGCCTTTTTCAAGATGTTTGGTTTGATTTCCATTTCTTCGGCAATGGCTTTGACGGTATCACTGAGCCCGGCATTGAGTGTTTCAACTTCATGCATGACCTGCATGCCCTCATTTATGATGGCAGTGAGTTTGGCTTTTTGTTCCATCGAAAATACGCGATCTGACATTGTACAACTCCTAGTATAAAACATTATTATACACGAGTGTTTTGTTAAATGCAATAGCTATTTGGATAAGTCCTCCAGTTTATAACAATTAGGTAGCGAATCAGATTGTTATGGGTCGGAGGCACCCAGACGCCTTAGACACAGAAAACTGTGCGGTCCTAAGGGTATTCTATTTTCCTGCTGCCTGTAGTGCAGCACCTTTGTTAAAGCTAGGGCTGTGACTGTTTGGGATACGGCCACCTTTACGGCGACTCCATGCATAGCCTGCACGATGCCCAGAACAGTCTTTAGTGCATGGGCTACCTAAGAATTGTAATTCATCTAATTGATCTGGCTCTAGGAATGTATCAGCAAAGGCCTTACATAGTTCTTGTATTTTAGAATTTTTAGTAACAGTATACTGCTCGTCGCTGTCTTGTGTAGGGTCTTGGTATCCACAATAAACACGGGTAATGCCAAATTCTTTCAGCAGATCTTCGCAGCTTTCGCCTTGGCGTTCTTGCATGGGGTTACAACAAGGACTCAGTGTGGTGATCACAGTCGAGTCAGGATCAACTACGCCATACTCGCTAACATAATTGTCTAAGGCAGTACGCTCAGCGTGTATACGCTTGCCACCATCACCACGATGATTAACGCCGTATACAGTATTGCCGTTGCTATCAACTACGCAAGCAGCAACCATACCGTATTCATCTGGATCAGTCTTTTGTCCTTGTATAACCATGCTACATAACTTGGTCAGTATGTTGTCGTAGTTGGGCCCGAGCTCATATGCTCTCATATTAGTACTCGTATTCTTTTGGACCAGGCCGACTATTGGGATTAGTATAACGCTTAGGCTGTCGTTTGGGCAAGCCTTTTAGGCTCTGACGCAATTGGTCTAAGGGTACACCTGCATTGTAATACCCACGAACAATACTGTTGATATAACCTTGGCTGGGGCGTGAACCCTGCAATTGGTCACGAGTTTCTGGAGTCATTGTGTATAATTCGGTCACATACTTTTCGCCGTTGACATAAGCCGGCACTGTCTTGCGATCATATAGAGTAGGATAACCTTCAATTCGATCCAACTGGCTCAACATGCCACGATCCAGGTTCCATAAGCATCCGTAGACTCGACTGCCAGCTTCGGGAACAACATTGGCGTACTGTAGCATTTCGTATTCGAAATTGCGTAGTTCAGCAACACCAATTAGTTCCGCTCCTGGCATGTAATCGGGGTCGCACAACATACCATATGAAAAATAGTAGATGGGTTCTGCACCAGCTTCGGTCAGTATCTCACGAATTTGCATGTTAGAATCTTCCTTGCACTGATTTTAATTTACGCATAAATGCAACAGCACGCGGGTCTGCGGCAGGAATTTGTTCAACTGTGGTTAAACGATATCCCACTATGCTTCCATCAATGTAGGCCAAGTCCACACCTCTGTAGCTTGAACGGCGTTCGTTACTGGCTTCTGCTGCTGTCATTGGATATAGTACACAATGAGCAAACTGTTGATCTGGAGAAAGTTCGGGATTGGACATTTCGGTACGAGCACGACCCTCTGGACGACTTTTTGCAATTAGCTTTTGTTTGGATAATGCACTGGGAGCAACAATTGAGTAATTGACTCCGGGCACAAGCTGATTATACTCGCTCAATGCAGCAGCAAAGTTGGCTGTGGTTGGATTTTCAAATCGTTCTTTACGCAGATACAATTCAACCGTTTTAACCATCAGTCCGTTCTGTTTAATATATTCAATATACTGAGTACGCTGATCACGATCAGGAGGTTGCCGTTGATCTACCAACTTGGCCACTGCTTTCAAGTATTCATTGCGATAAGCTGCGGGATCGCTGGCAATGACCATGGCACGAACAAAACGTCCCACTACGTTTAATATTTCTGTATAGTCGCTGAGATAGTCACCACCGGAATGTCTGAAGCTGACATACTTGCCAGTGAAGTTCACACTGGTAAAATGATCTCTGGATATGTCCTTGGCAATTTGTTGCAGCATTGATAAGTCAATTTTGGATGCTGTACTACCAAATGGTGTTGTGGTGTCAGATGGTACAGTACTGCCAACCTTACGACCGCCGGTGCTTTGTAAGTTTTGCATGATACTGCGAGCATAGTTGTTGTTTTCGCGACCAAATTTCTTCAACACATATTGATCACCTGTCATGACTGCCAATTTAAGTACGTCCAAGTCCTTGGGAATACTGACATTGATGTGCAGACCTGTGTTGTTTCGTTTGCTGGTGTAGAGTTTTAATTCTTTGGCCATTGCATAGAACTTCTTCAAGGAAGCCAAGGCTGCTTGAGGAGCTTCGGGTGGACCTACAACTTCTGCTGCACCGTCGCCGTTGTTGGGGTGTAGGCTACCGTCGGGTTCAATATACCAGCTGGTCATGTTCTTGGTTTCTTCATGATAGTTGCTGAATACTTGTACATCTGCACCCATTGTTTGTTCAACAGCCGGCTTGAGGACTTTTACAGCACCGCGGTATCCACCTCGAGTACCATTTCGGGC